AGGCTGATGTGACGGTTGCAACCTCTGGCACTACCTCAGTCATCGTCAGCCCTGCTGTGATTACTGCTGGTCAATTCCAGAATGTGGTGGTCAACAGCACCAGCGCAACCGCAGTGGTGACCCCGTTCAACAACACTGGCACCGTTAGCCCACAGAACATTGTGATGCACAAAAATGCCTTCACGATGGCCTGCGCTGACCTTGAGTTGCCTGATGGGGTTCACTTTGCAGGCCGTGCAGCTGACAAGGAACTGGGCCTGTCCATGCGTGTTGTGCGTCAGTACACTATCAACAACGATTCAATCCCAACCCGTGTAGACGTCCTCTACGGCTGGGCACCGCTGTACCCCGAGCTTGCTTGCCGGGTTGCCGCTTAAAACCTACCACTAAGGAGTAACATCATGTCAAATCCAGGCGCAGCAACAACCACCACCGTCCATCCGCAAGTTCTGTCCAGCAATCAAGCCATTAGGCTTATTGCTTACGCAACAAGCGTTTCAGTCAATGCCACTGGCGATGCGGCAATTACCCTGCCCGTCATCAACACCAGCAGCTACAACATCACCAATGTTGTCATCACAAATGCCAACAGCAACGTAGCTACTGCTGCCTTGGCACTGTGGACAGGCGCTGGCGGTACAGGCACTGAAATCGTCACCAACGCAGCACTGACCAACAACACCAGTTCAGCTTTTGTCACCAAATCCACGGTGGTAGCAGCAACTGGCACGGCAAACCTTTCGGCGCAAGTGTTTTACGTCCGAATCGGAACTGCTGTTGCAGGCGGCACGGTTGATGTTTATGTGTACGGTACTGATTTCACAGCGTTTTAAACTGTCGGTTTTCAGTAAAATAAAAGGGGACTGTTCGCAAGGGCGGTTCCCTTTTTCACTCAAAAATCATGGCTACAACATCCCTATCCCCCACGCCCAAGTTGCAATTCTTTGATCTGAACGGCGCTCCGCTATCGGGTGGGCTGCTGTACACCTACGAGGCTGGCTCAACCACGCCACTAACCAGCTACACCGATTCCACTGGCCTAATTGCCAACACCAACCCCATTGTCCTGGACAGCCGTGGCGAGGCCAATGTGTGGCTTGGAACGGAAAGCTATAAACTGGCTTTGTACACCAGCGCAAATGTGTTGATTTGGACGGTAGACAATATATCAACCAATGGCAGCAATCTGTCGGTTACTGACCATACTGGTGATGGGACAACAACTGCCTTTGCAGTCACAGACGGCTTCACCGCCATTTACATTAACGGCGTCTACCAGAACCGCAATACCTATAACGCTACCAGCGGCACGGTGACTTTTACCCAAGCACCGCCCTATACATCCATTATTGAAGTTGTTTACAACTAGGAATCGCCATGTTAAAAGTAGCAAATTCAGTTATCAACGCAAGCCAAATTGCAACGCCAATCACCTTTGCTGGTGACGTTACCCTGTCCACAGGCAACCTAGTCATCGGCACATCAGGCAAAGGCATTGACTTTTCTGCTACCAGTTCAGGCTCTGGCACGATGACCAGCGAGTTGTTGGCTGACTATGAAGAAGGTACGTTTATACCAGCGTTTAGCACCACGGGAACAAACTTTACAAGCATTACTTATTCCAAACAAATTGGAATTTACACAAAAATCGGCAATGTGGTGTATATCACCCTTGAACTTGCTGCAAGCGCTTTAACCGCTGGGTCGCCTACCGGCGACTTGGTTGTGTCTGGTTATCCTTTCACAATCAATGCCACCTATGCCACTGCTTTGCCAATTAGTCTTGCTGGTGCTTACACAACAAACGTCCCATCTATGGCGCAATCGAGGACAAACAATACCATGTCGCGTTTGTACTATCGAGCCGCATCAAATGGTGCTCTTTCCGCAATGTCGCCAACCGAATTAACCAGTACATCAACTATTGTATTAAGTGGATTTTATTTTGTCTAAGGAATAAACAATGTCTTTGACCAAAGTTACAAACTCAATGATCCTTGGTTCGTATGCGAACGCTGCGGACTATGGGATGAGCGAGTCTGCAAGTGCAGATGCAAATTGCGCGGCATTGCAAGCTGCGTTAAATTCTGGCAACACCGTTGTTGTTGTGCCTCCTGGTGAATATAGCTGGAACCCTAAATATGCGCTATATAACGATGGAACTTTTTCTTTTGCTGCGTACTGCGGTGTGGCAATTCCATCTAATGTAACTTTGCTTGGTTATGGTGTTCGCTTAATTGGTGTTAACACAAACTCACCTCAATACAGTTTTTTAGCCTCTTATCGTACCGAAAACGTCAACATCAAAGGCTTTTATTTGCGCGGTGACAGAGATAACAACACATACCCAATCAACCCTCCAGAAGATTATGGGTTTGGTGTTGATTTTCGAGAGGTAGAAAACTGCTCAGTCGAAGATGTTGTGTCGGACAAGATGTATGGTGACAGTTTTTATTGTGGAGTCATTGACACTGCTTTGACAGGCTCTAGCAATGTGACATACCGCAACATCTCGGGATTAAACAGCAGACGTCAAGGGTTATCAATTACTGGTGGACAGCAAATCCGTGTTGACGGCTTTAATTTTAAGTCTATTCGTGGGGCATTTTTTGGCCCTTGCGCTGGCATTGATATTGAACCAAACACAAGCGATTTAGTGGATGACGTTATTATCACCAATGGCTATGTTGAAGATTGCGTGACACCATTGGCCTGCTACAAGGTAATCAACCTTGTTGTCAGCAACATTCAGTCCGAGAACTGCGACATTAGTTTTCCACGTTTGAATGATCGGGTGTTTGATGCAGTGTTTAACAACATTGTTGGACGTGCTGGGGCAAATACAAATTACGGCATTCTGTGGCAGTTGTCTAGAACTTTGGTTGGAATTCGTTTTAATAATTTTATAATGACCGGGCCATTTTTATATAACTTTTACATTGAAGAAGACACCACTGGCTCGTATGCGTTTCAAGATATTGTTTTTAGCAACGGAACATTTAATGTCAAAGACTATGCTGTTTTTACAAACTCTACAAACACTTCCGTTTACGGGGCAATAACATTCGACAATTGTAAATTTTTAGTACCTGCTGGGTTTGCTCCAGCAGATACTGGTAATTTAAATGCAGGGTATTACATTTTCCAAACGCCAGATGCAATTTGGAAAAATTGTTTAATTGAAAGTACAGGAACTGCAACTCTTCAGTGTGATTTTGGGGTTTACGGCAATCAAGGCAATATTGTTAATGGAATGACGTTTATTGAGGATTACGCCACTTTAAGCAACGGGTGGACAAGTCTAGCCACCTATCAACAGCAGGCAATAATCAAAGATGCTTCCGGTGAAGTTCGTTTGTATGGAACTATTACTGCGGGTACAACAACCGCAGGAACAGCATTTGTCACTATGCCAGTAGGATTTAGACCAACGCAAATAGAAACGTGCGTTATTGCGGTGGAAAATGGAGCGGGAACTGTAACTGCATCAATGGTGCAAATATCAACTGCTGGTGTTATTACCCTATTGTCAACCGTTCCCACTAACGCAAAACTAACCCTTAACAGTGTTCGCTATTTGGCAGCTTAAACTTGGAAAGAAAAATCATGGCGCTGTTGATTGTTAAACCGTACCAGTTCGGACAACTGGAAACCTTAATGCCACGGTGGATGCTGTGGCTGGAAACAAGGAAATGATATGTTGGAAAAAGTTATCTCTGTTGATCTGATTGAAGTGGTCGAGAATGGCTCTGTACAAGTACGTACCAAGACCGCCATCATGGAAGATGGCAAGCAGATCAGCGGCGCATTCCACCGCCACGTTGTTGCCCCTGGCGATGACTACAGCAAGCAGGACGCCCGTGTGAAGGCCATCTGTGCGGCAACGCACACAGCGGCTGTGGTGGCGGCATACAAGGCTGCACAGGCAGTTAAATAACCATGTCTGACATCCACACCTACCCACTTAACGACCTCCGAGAACACGAAATGAAGCGGTCTTGCTGGTGTCACCCAACACCAGACGAGGAGTTTGATGAGCTAGTTTTGCACCACGCAATGGATGAGCGTGAAAGCTACGAACAGGGCAGAAAACTGCAATAAATTTTTATTAAACTATGATCCGCACCGCCAAAGGCCCAATCCTGTTTTACATGAACCTTTGTGGGTTCAAGGGCTGGACTAGCTTTTGGGGCGTAATCTACATGGCCCCCGGCTACGAGCAACACGATGCGCTGATTAGGCACGAAATGATGCACTTGGAACAGATGCGGCGGGATGGCAAAGTGTTGTACGCCATCAAGTACACCTGGTGGATGCTGCGTTACGGCTATAGAATGAACCCTTACGAAGTCGAGGCGCGAGCCGCTGAATAACCTTGAAAGACAAACATGACTCAAGAAGCCTTCCAACCACTTGGCCTGACAGTTAACTTTACGGGCGCAACCACTGCCCCAACAGCTGTACAGCCTGGCCCGTCAAATGTGGTCAATACCAACTATCGGTTTGTGAATGTGGGTGCGGTGACTGTGTTTCTGGGAACGGGCACATCATCAGCGATTGCTGTAACAGCAGCATCTGTGACCACGGCTATCCCACTGGTGGCTGGC